ATTCGTTATGAGCAAATAAACGCAAGACTTAAACGCTTAGAACAAATCCTTTTAGGCACAGCAGGTTTCGTTATTGTCTTTTTATTGACACAACTATCCAAATGAAACAATTTCTTATAGGAGTTACTTTACTACTACTATGGTTATTTTTATATGACTATGCTTATAGTAAAGAACTACCAAAAGAATTGTCTATGAAAACAGATGTAGGTGAAGTCGTGCTTACTACAGAAGAATGTATCTTTATAAAGATGGGCTTAACAAACTATCCTTATGCTGCATACGCTACTGAAAAAGGTAAAGCAAACCATGAAGGATGTTGGCGTAAAGACGATATTAATGGTATGTCATCTGTCTTAATTTACTTTCCTGAAATAGACTCTACAGCAGTATATAACCCACAACTATTTACTCCACGTTCAACTATATGACATTTATCACAGAGAACAATATAGCTAACCTATATTCTGCTCTTATAGAAATGCCTATCTTTGACGAATACAAACTACCTCCATCAAGTAAAGTAGACTTTGTAATAGTGCATGACAATAGTATTTGTGGGCAGTATGAACCGCCAGAACAAGGTGAGCCTCATATTATCACTATATCTACTGCACGTCATTCACATTTATATTCTGTACTTGTTACGTTGGCGCATGAAATTATCCACATGTGTGTATACTTGGATAGTCCTAAAACAGATAAATATACTAGTCACAAAGGTTTATTTCTTAAACTACAAAAAAGGGTAGCTAAAATGTATGGCTTTGACCCTAAGGAGCTATAATGATTGGTTCAGTCGCATCTTTAATATTACCAGCTTTAGTACCTGCATTTAGTGATGGTGTTCGTGGCATTATCGCTAAGTTTACAGGTGGTGCAGGTGGTCAACCACAAAACGTAGAAGAACGAGTTAAACTCATGGAAGCTGAAGCTGCAAAACTACAGGCTTTAGCAGCATTAGATGGTGTCAATGGTGAACCTTCCAAATGGATTATAAATTTAAGAGCTTCATTCAGATATGTCATTATTAGTTCTATTATGATATTTACTGGCGTTATTGTATTTACACCTGACATTGTAGGTGCATCTGTAGTCGCAATATTCCTTGACATGACTGGAGCTTGTATGTCTTTCGTGATTGGCGAGAGAATGTATTTGACACTTAGAAAATGATAGTCTTAAACATACTTAACTTTATCGGTCTAGCAATACTTAAATTATTAGTGGTATGCCTATTATTCGTAGCTATGGGTTTCTCTATTCTATTTATGTATGCTATGCAATATCTCACACAGGCTTTAACCTATATAGACAAAAATGTTAATTGAAGTAAAAAGGTTTGAGTTTAAAGACACCTATACGATAGGCAAAATGTATATAGATAATATATACGAATGTTACACGTTAGAAGATGTTGTTAGAAAAGGAGCTAAAGTAAATGGACAAACAGCTATTCCTACTGGCACTTATAACCTCATTATTAATCATAGCAATCGTTTCAATAGGGATTTACCTCTCTTAGAAAATGTGCCTAACTTTACCGGTGTTCGTATTCATGCAGGCAATACATCTCAACATACAGAAGGATGTATATTAGTAGGCACAACATGGACAGGTAAAGACTTTATCGGTAACTCTAAAGTAGCGTTTAACAAATTGTTTGATAAGTTACAGAAAGCTAAAAAAGTTACAATCAAGATATGTTAGATTATCTTATCTGCGATATTCTATGTGCTATCACGCATTTCAAGTATGTATTTCTCATGCTAATTTTATATCTGATATATAATAAAGTATCTCAACACTAGGGGAATTGTTTGAAGATACTACTTTTAGATATAGAGTGCGCACCTAATCTTGCAACTGTATGGGGTATATGGCAACAAAACATTGCTCTTAACCAACTATTAGAATCATCTTATACATTATGCTATGCAGCTAAATGGTATGGTGATAAAAGAATTATGTTTGACTCTGTATATAAGTCAGATAGAAAGTCTATGTTAAAGTCTATTCATACACTCATGGATGAAGCAGACGCAATCGTTCATTATAATGGCAATAGGTTTGATATACCCATGCTTAATAAAGAGTTCCTAGAAGCTGGTATGTCACCACCTAGCCCTGCTAAACACATAGACTTATTACAAACATCTCGTAGTAAATTTAGATTCGTTTCTAACAAACTAGACTATATTGCACAACGTTTAGGTCTTGGTAAAAAGACAGAACATGAAGGGCATGAGTTATGGTTAAAGGTTATGAATAATGACCGTAAAGCATGGAAACGCATGGAAGAATACAATAGGAATGATGTTGTATTGCTAGAGAAAGTATATGACAAGTTCAAAGGTTGGATAAGTAATCATCCTAATCACAATCACTTTTCAGAAGAAAAAGTATGCCCTAGCTGTGCAAGTCATAAAGTGCAACAACGTGGTTATGCTGTATTAACTGCTGGAAAATATCCAAGATTTCAATGTCAAACTTGTGGTTCTTGGTTTAGAGGTAATAAAAAAGTAACAACAGATAAGTCAGAAAAATTTGTTAAAATATAGGATTGTTATGCAACGGTCAGAAGTAGAAATCATTTGTAATCATATGTTAGGAAGAGTGATTGTATCTTGTGAACCACTACATGGTGATAGCACAATAGTCATCACACTAGATGATGATAGCCTAATAGAAATTAGTGGTGAAGAGCTATCAGTCTATGGTGAGCTAACGCCTATGGATGACTAGACGCAAACTACAATACCATTACTACCTACTTGGCATACAGTCACAGAACCATCAGGTGCAAGTATAGTCGTAGTCTGACTAAAAGCCTTTTCAGTTCCCCATATCGCTAATGATGCCATCACTACAATAAATATCCAATATATCTTATTCATCATCAAATCTCTCTAAGATAGCTTCCACTTCAGGTGGGTTAATAGCATCTTCATCTTTAGTAGCTTCTAATAGCTTATTCTTATACCAATCAGACTTCTCTAAATCTTGTTGTGGATTATCTTTAAACGGATAACGTAAGTCATACTTGAGCTTACATCCTTTTAGATACCCAATATACTCTTCTTTTGTTAAACGACTTTTAATCACGTCTATTGCCTCTATACCACCCACTAAATAATGTGGAGGTCTATTTACCATATCTACCATAACTATCCCCTTATAAAAAATAAATCAACAACTTGATACGTACCATAAAAAAAGCCCATTATACTACCAATTACTAAAATCCATATAATATAATCAATTATTTTTTCTAGCAATTCCATTTCGTTCTCCATAAGATAAAGGTTTAGGTAAATTTACAAGACCTTCTTGCTCTAAGTATTTAAGTCTATAAAAATTTGTAATACAATCTTTAGCTATTTTTGTTCTATGAGCTGTAGGATTATTCTTTACATAAGCCATAATTTTTAATGCTTGTTCTTTGTCGTATGCCACACTATATACTTTACCCTTAGCCATCTTTTACTCCATGAGCCTGTTCTATCAACCTAGCAAATCTAAATATTCTATCTATTGTAACCAATTGGTCACCTTTGCCAAATGCTTCTTTATATATCTTAACTATCTCTTCTTGACTAAGTGGTTTAGAGTCCATTATTACTTTCAATCAATCGTTGTGTTGCTTCTGAATACTTATTCATTGACTTGTATTCTTCTATCTTATCACCTCTAAATAATGGTGTAATCTTAATATGATGTGTTGCATTTTTTAAGTCATTAAGATATGACAGTTCTTTAGGATGAAATGACCATAAGTAAGACTTTTTAAGGTCACCAGACTTAACGTCAAACTCTTCGTAAAGCCATGCTACAGGTTCTTTTTTCATTAGTAAAACACCATCCTTCCTATGTGAGTAATCTTGCTATGACCAAACCACGAATGTTTCGGCATAATTGAGTCATCATGAAAGTATAGCGCATTTGCCATTGGATTCGCATATTTTCCACGCATAACATCAAGAACAAATAATTCAGTTTTAAGAAACGTAACTTTGTCAACAGGTGCATGTTTTTCATCCTGTACAGCAAACTGACCAGAAGCATAAATAACATCACATACAGACTTACCCCAGCGACCAGATTTAACACGATTATGAATAGTGTAATAGACACCCAATTTCTCCTCTAATGTTCTATTATTAACTTCATGGTAAAGTGCCGTAGCGTAGCACGAAACCTCTAATTCTAAGTTATGTATATCCATTACAGACCTTTCATGGTTTTCTTGTGTCTAGTAAACCCATATAAGCGTATAATTCTACTATAAATCTAAAAGAAAGGAGAAACGCCATGTGGACATCACCATCAGCAACTGAAATGCGCTTTGGATTTGAAGTTACTATGTACGTAATGAACAAGTAATTATCATGCGAATGGGGATGCTCCTAAAAAGGAACATCCTCATCTGCACCTTCAACAGCAGGCTTCAATCTTTCCTCAGTTGCTACCATTGCAACAGCACCACTAATAAACTTACCATTAGGTCCTTCTCTAACCCAACCTGATAAAGTAAATTCAATACCGTCCACATTTAACTTGCCACGATAGTCTGGTCGTTTAGGATTATCACCTTTATCATTCTTGTTTAACGTAAACGTGTTCGTATTATCGTATTGCGCCATATACTACTCCTTTAGTTTAATAATTGTTTGTTCTACCTCTTCTAGAAACTTAATAACTTCTGTCTCTAATTCTGCAATGTAATCATCATCTCTGTCAAGACGCTTTATAAAAACTTGTAATTCGTCAGGGAAATTTGGGTTGAAACTTATGAAATCAACCCACCTAGCATTTGTACATGCCATTTGCCATTGCATCTGAGGTATGTATTTAGTAGGCACAGACTTACTCATAAGGGTATTAGTATGCGTAGTTTCTATAGGGCATTTAATCTCTATAAGACCTGCATACTTACCTTCTTCTTCTGAATTAACTGCACCATCTGGACTAGCGCCACTATTCTTAATCACAGGATGGTCAAAAAAACCTACTTCTGTTACTATAGAATTTGTTTTGCTTTCATATAGTTTTCTTGCAATAGGTTCACGTTCAATCCCATCTTGCATTGCTTGATTTGTGTATGAGTCTGTTTTTTTACCTGTTAAACGTTCAGATACAAGTTGAATAAGATAGTTTTGACGTGATGTAGATATGCCTGTTTTAGTCTTTGCGATAACATCCGATATTCTGGATGCTGTCACCTTACCTAGTCTTTGTTGAAACCACTCTTCGGTACCTTGGTTTATCATAGGAAATCCTTGCTAGACACAGCTTTTAATGTTGGCTGTTCTGACTCTGGAATATCCTCACCACTATAGATATATAAGCCAATACCATGTAACGCAATAGCTTTAGCTAAACAACGCTGCATAGCTGTATTAACTGCCATAGCGTCAGGATTAGGAATAGCTTGGTTTCTAAAGTTAAGCACAGGTAACTGAGCTGTCATAGACTTACCAAAAGCATGAACTGTGCAAAATACCATAAGCGTTTCACCAAACTGTTTAGGTTCGCCATAAGTCCATGTAGCAGTTGGGTCTTGCTGTAGAAGAGTATCCACAGCCCAAGCCCATGATAAGTATGATAGACCATTCTTTTTCTCAATGTGGTCTGATACATTAATCTTACGTAGTTCGTTATAGTTCATCTTTCTCTCCTGTTGTTGTAATTCTTGTTGGTGTTGTTGCATCATTACTTGGTCGTAAAACTGTTGTTGTGACATTTGCTCTCTCCCATTTATCGTTATCTAATTTAAGTTCGTCATTTAATTGTTTCAGTATTTTAGCTATATGTTCTAGCATATAATTCTCCATGTAAAGTATGCTATAAAAATTATCATAAAGCAAATAATATATTTATTCATATTTGTTTCTCTTCTAAAGAGTCAACAAGTTTGTCTAATACATTTTTCATAGCTAACTCTACATCTTTTCTTTGCATATTTCTTGCTAGTGAATCAGCTATTTTAACACATTTTTCTGCTTTTTTATCGTTTGGTGCAGTAATAGCTAACGCTAATGCCAATGTTAATGCTTCTGTGTTATCTGTAATCATATTGCACCTGCTAACTTACCCATAATATATAGACATAAAGCTACATATGCCCAGAAAGCTATTGCTCCAATAATCATAGTTTTGATTTTCATATTATCTCTCCAAAAATTATTTACAAAGTTCATTAAACAAATTAACATCACTACTAATTACCTGATATGCAAGTTTTTGATATTTTTCACATGAATCTAAATTATTGTGAATATACATAAATGCTTCTTTAAAAGTCAAGTTTTTATTTTCTGCAAGCGTTTCAACTACTGAATAAGCACCTGTAATTCTCATTTTTCTCTCCTAAAGTTAAATACTACAATAGTTATATTAATGATATAAAATTGCATGTCAAGTGTTTTTATATAAAAATTATATAATAATTATATTTGCATTTAAAAATTACTTATGATAGTGTTTTGCTTTATGAAAAAACTAAGATATATTGTATTAGATGAATTTGATGAAAAGCCGTTAAGAGCTTTTGCAGATAAGTCTTCAGCTTTGCACTTTTTAGAGAGTAGACCTAACTGTAAATTAAAAGTTTTGCCTAAAGAAAAGGCTTTGCCAATCACAGACCTGTACGAAGAATGTTTATTTTAAGGAGAGTATATGAAAATTAAGAACTGGGATAAGTTTCAACATTTTAAGCATAAAAGTGATATGAAATGGTTTAAATGTTATGGTCGTGACTTGTTAAATGACCCTGATTTTATGAAATTAGATGATATAAAACAGGCAACTTTGTTTAAATTATGGTGTTTAGCAAGTGAGTCAAATGGTGTTTTACCAAATTCCTACGATATAGCGTTTCGTTTAAGAAAACCTATAGCCTTTATAGAAAAAATGCTTTTAGAATTAGATACTTGGTTTATAAAAAATGAAATTATACAAGAATTATATACAGATTATATAGGAGATAAGATAAGATTAGATAAGAATATAAAAACCATTGTAAGGTTTGATGAGTTCTGGAATTTATATCCTAATGTTCGTAAGAATAATAAAAAAGGTTGTTTAGAGAAATGGAAAAATAAAAATCTTGACTTAATAGCTGATAAAGTTATAGGCTATGTAAAGATGATGAAAGAAACTAAACAATGGAAAGAAGGCTTTGTGCCAGCACCTATGACATTAATTAACCAAGAGAGATGGGAAGATGGTATTACACAAATTAAAAGGGCATGGGAAGGTGGCATTTAATGAATATAGGTGAAGCGTTAAATAAATTAACTGTCAATCAGTCAGTCATTACTGATTACTACGAACAGGAGTATGCTCATGCAGAGTTTAAAATTAAGAGTACGGATATTTTTACTGATAATGTGGTCCAGTATTTTAGTGAAGAAATCCATAGTGGTAAATCGCTTGGTTGGCTTAAAACGGAAGATAAGTTTCGTGTTAGGAATGCCGAGCTAACTATTTTAACAGGGGTATCAGGGCATGGTAAATCCATGTGGTTATCACAAGTTATATTGTCTATGATGCGACAAAATACAAAATGTTTAATTGCTTCATTGGAAATGAGACCTGTGCTTTCATTAGCTCGGATGATTACACAAGCATTAGGTTCACCAGAACCAACAGAAGATTACATCCGTAAATTTTGTGATAGAGCAAAAGAAAAATTGTATATTTATGACCAGTTAGGCACCACTACATCTGAAGACATGATAGCTACGTTATACTATGCCAAACATGTCCTAGGTGTTGAAATTTTTATCATTGACAGTTTAATGAAAATAAGTGATATTAGTGAAGAGTCTTTAGAGTCGCAAAAATTATTTACAGATAGACTGGCAGTTACCGCTCGTGATTTAAACATTGCTGTTTTTTTGGTAGCACATACAAGAAAATTAAAAGACGAAACAGAAATACCTGATGCAACAAATATTATGGGTAGTTCACATATAAGAAACCTATGCGATAACATTATCTGTGTATGGCGCAACCGATACAAAGAAAAGTTAGTAGAAGAAGGTAAAACTTCTGATGATGAATTAAAAATTATTCCAGATGCTAAAGTATTTATTCAAAAACAAAGAAATGGTCAATGGGAAGGCTCATTTAATTTTTGGTTTAGTCAAAAAACTCTATGTTATAGAGAATCACCATGACACTTGATAATTTACCTTTTACACATTTGACATCTGTTTATAATGCAGTAGAATATGTTATTCAAACACCAGATAAACCTAAAGAGATATTACCATTGCATGTTAGACAAAAGTTTGATAGATGGAAACGTGAAGACTTTTACAAAGATGACCATTATAAAGAAATGTGGGATAAAAACTGGATAAATAATGACAATAAATGATTTTATTAAAGAGTGTAAAAAGCTATTTGGTTCAGATATAGAATACAAAGCAACTTCTAAAGACGGACAAGTATTTAAAACGAAAGGATGGAGAGATGATAAAGTGGGCATTAACCAAAGACAATTTACCAATGTTAGTAGAGAAATTAAAAACTCTTGACTTTACTAAACGTTGGCGTGTTACAGTCACAGACGCTAAACTAAACAGAAGTCTTGAACAAAACGAAAGGTTATGGGAACTATACACAAGCATAGGTCAACACCTAGGCATAGAAAAAGATAAGATACACGAACTCATGGGGTATAAATTCTTACGCTACCAAACAGAAATAGCAGGTATGCCTGTAGAACTTATAAAGTCAACAACTAAACTAACCACAAGTGAGATGACAGAATACCAACAACAGATAGAGGTATGGGCGCAAACAATGGGTTGGGGTTGGGATTTTTAGTCATGACAATACAACAAAAATTAGAAATGTTTGATGATAATGAGCAACGTCTTATTGACACAACATACACAAAAAAAGTTGATGTTCCTTTATATGTACCTAAATATGAAAAGCCTAACATATATGAATTGTTTGATAATTTAAAAACAATAAAATTAATCCAAAAAATTAATCAGTCTAATGTTTCTGAAGATGAAAAGAAATTTTTAATTTTTGCAGCATATAGGCATATTGTATTTAATTTTTCAAAAATTGCAGATTACTATGCTCATTCAAATTCTGAAATGCAACAATTAATGGAACAATCAGCATTAGTCATTGTTGATTTTGATAAAGCTATTGAATATGGTTATGTTGCTTTAAATAATCAATTATCAAATCAATATCTGGAAGAACAAAGTGAAAGATAATTTTTGTGTTTTTATATTAAGTCATAATAGACATGACAGAGTGTACACTTACGACACTTTAAAAGAAAAAGGTTATACAGGTAAAATTTTTATTATTCTTGATGATGAAGATAAGTCTCATCATAAATATGTTGAAAAGTATGGCAATCAAGTGATTACTTTTTCAAAAGATAAAGTTGCAACTACCTTTGACATTGGTGATTGTTTTGATGATAAAAGGGCAGTAGTGTTTGCTAGAAATGCTTGTTTTGATATAGCTAAACAATTAGGTTATAAATATTTTATTCAACTTGATGATGACTATACTGATTTTAGATGGTCATTTGATAATAATAAAAAATATGTAACGAATAAATATATTGAAAACTTAGACAAGATATTTGAAATCATGTTAGATTTTTATAAGAAAACATCTTTTACTTCTATTTGCATGGCTCAAGGTGGTGATTTTATTGGTGGTGAAAATAGTGGTTTAAGTAAAACATTTTTAGATGGTCAAATATCAAGAAAAATTATGAATAGTTTTTTGTGTTCAGTTGATAGACCTTTTCAATTTGTAGGTAGAATTAATGAAGATGTAAATGCTTATTGTTATTTTGGTTATAAAGGTTATTTGTTTATGACTATTGCACAATTAAGACTTGAACAAAAACAAACTCAAAGTAATGCTGGTGGTTTAACTGATATTTATTTAAGTTCTGGCACATACGTTAAAAGTTTTTATTCTGTGCTTTATAATCCATCTAGTGTAAAAGTAAGACAAATGGGTCAAAACAAAAAAAGATTGCATCACAGCATAAATTGGGATGCTACAGTTCCTAAAATTATTTCAGAAAAATTTAAAAAATATGATATATCGCAATCAAAAACTAACTAAACTTTTAAGACAATTGCCTTGTCAACATTGTGGTATAATATCTGAAACAGTTTGTGCTGCACACCGTAATGAAGGTAAAGGTATGGGTATTAAAGTATCAGATGCGTTATGTGCTGCATTATGTTATGAGTGCCATTACACACTAGATATGGGTAAAAACTTAACAAAAGAAGAAAGACGTGAGATGTGGAACAGAGCTTACGTTACTACAATGCAATATCTTTGGGAACATGAAATGATAGGAATAATATAATGGGAAAAGGAAGCGCACCAAGACCGTTTACAGATAGAGCTGTATTTGACGAAAACTTTGATAAGATATTTGGCAAGAAAAAGAAAGATGCTGATACATCACCACATTTAGCTGAATACGAACTCAACAAGTCTACAGGTGAATTAGAAAGATTATGGGAAGGCACATCTAAACCTAACGAAAGCCAATTTGATGGCAAGTAAATCACCGACTCAATTAAGTTTAGCTAAATTAAAAGAAGAAGGATATACAGTAGCAATTGTTGAGCATTGGAACGCTTTTGCTAGAATAAGACAAGACCTTTTTGGATTTATAGACCTTTTAGCTTTAAAGGGTAAAGAAGTATTAGCAGTTCAAACAACCACAGCGTCCAATCTTAATGCAAGATGTAAAAAAATAGCTAATCATGAAAATGTAAATGCTGTTCGTGAGGCAGGTTGGACTATTCATGTTCATGGGTGGCATCAAGATGAGAAAAGGAAATACCATTGCAAAGTGAAAGATGTATCGTGAAAGAAAAGATATTAGCTTATCTTACAGAACCACGAACAATAAACGACATAGCAGAACATATACAATCTAACTATCCTATTACAAAGAACATACTTGTAGAGATGAGAGATGCAAATGTTATTCATGCTTACAAAGAT